ATGCGCAACCGTGCAATGTCGGTTGCCGCCATTAGTCGAAGCCGTGACCTTATGGCCTCAGTGCTGGCAAACATGGAACTGCAAATGTGCACCAAAATTTGGAACGGTGAAGAAATGGAAACCGTGCCGTTGGCGCCCCGTTCCTGGCTACAACAACTTGACCCCGAAATGCCTAATAACTTCTTGTTTCCATGGGTTTTTGACGATCTTTTCTTTTTCGGCCGTTGCTTTCTTTACATCACAAGTCGAACAAAAGACGGTTACATGGCCAGCGCCACCCGTCTACCCCAGGGCAGTATTACGACGCCCGACCAAAACGGCCCAGTGTGGTTTGGTAAGTCAAAAGAAATCTATTTCAACGGTGGCGCTATAGACCCAGCCGATGTTGTTCAGATTTACAGCCCAACCCAGGGCATGATCTTTATGTCAGAGCAAACCATAGCGACAGCATTAAAACTTGAGGACGCCAGGTATCGAAACGCTAGTAGCGCCATTCCTGCCGGTGTACTTAAACAAACTGGTGGCGAACCGTTGTCAGCAATTGAACTTGCACAGTTGGCTGAAGCGTTTAACTTGGCACGGGCCAGCAATCAGACAGCTGCATTAAACGAATTTTTGACGTACACAGAAACCAATGCGACACCTGACAAAATGCTTTTGATTGACGCTGCCGAATATCAGAGTAAGCAAATCGCTAATTTGTGCAATGTACCCCCGTATCTATTGGGTATTTCAACAGGTAGTTACGCATACACAAACAGCGACAGCGCCAAATCTGACCTTTGGACTTTCGGCCTGTCAATGTATGCCAAAGCAATCACTTCAGCATTAAGTCAACAACTGCCCCGTGGCACCTATGTTAAATGGGACTATGAGGACTATCTAAAAACTGAAGGTGCCGAAATGTACCAACCAGAACAACAACCACAAGAAAACACACAAGAGGAACTAGCGTCATGATTCGTTTTACTTCCAACACTTTTGCTGTCGAAGCCGCAGGCCCAGACGGTGAAGCACGCCGAACCATCACAGGCATTGCGGTGCCTTACAACACTTTCGCTACCGTTAGCGATGGCACCACCGTGCAGTTTGCGCCTGGTTCATTGCCCGTTGACGGTAAGGCCCCACGCCTGTACATGTACCACGATTCCACCCAGGCTGTAGGTTTGGTTTCAGAACGAGTCGACAGCCCAGAAGCCATGTATTTCACAGCCAAAGTATCGTCAACCCGTGCCGGTGACGAAGCCCTAGTGCTTGCAGCTGACGGTGTAATTGACAGCGTGTCGGTTGGTGTCAACCCCACAGAATTTAAGTACGACGATGAAGGCAACATGACCATTTTGGCTGCCGAATGGATAGAGCTGTCGCTAGTCCCCACGCCTGCTTTCGCTGGTGCTACGATCAGTCAAGTAGCGGCGGAAGCGCCACAAGTCGAAGAACCAAAGGAAGAACCCAAAATGGAAATTACCCCTGCAGTTGTTGAAGAAGTTGTAGTGCCAACGGCACCGATTTTTGCTACCGCAAAGCGTGAACCACGTTTGCCCAGCGCCCACGAATTTATGGCCGCCATGCACAAGGGTGGCATTGAAGCCGCTAACGCCAACAAAGTTTGGAACGATTACCGCACTTTCCACCAGTCGCCCATTGAAGCGGCAGCTGGCGATGTGGTCAGCTCGAATGTCGCTGGTGTGGTTCCGGCTTTAATTTTGGGCCCCGTTTTTGCGGATATTAACTACATCGCGCCTTTGCTGACAGCCGTTGGGACAAGGGCTATGCCAGGCGGCGGCGCAGGCTCTACTTTTTTACGCCCGACCTGGACTACACACCCGACCGTGGCAGAACAATCGGCACAGCTTGACGCAGTGTCTGCAACTACTTCTGTAATCGCCTCGAATACGGTTACAAAAAAGACGTTTGCTGGTGCGACTACCCTTTCGTACCAGACCGTTGACTTCACAGACCCAGCCGCTATGGCAATCATCATGCAGGACTTGGCAGGCCAGTACCTTTTGGCGATTGACAACTACGCATGTGACACCCTTGTGTCAAGCGCAAGCAGCGATGGTGTTTGGGACTTGACCGTGGCCGACTTGCTCAAGTCAATTTACGATTGTGCAGTTACAACCGTTGCGGCAACCAACTTCTTGCCAACACACATTGCTGTTGACCCAGCAACTTGGGGCTTGATGATGCAGCTAGTCGACACCACAAACCGCCCAATTTTCGGTTACACCGGTGGACAACTCAACGCATTTAACACCATTGGTGCTGGTGGCGTAAACGCTTTCCAAAACGCCAACCCACTTGGCTTGCAAATCATCGTTGACAAGAATTTCGCCGCAAAGACCATGGTGATTTTTAACGCCAACGCTTACGAAATTTACCGTGCTGACCGTGGCCTGCTTTCGGTTGAGAACCCCAGCACCGTTTCACGCACCATGAGCATGTTCGGTTATGCAGCAGTGTTTGCTGCTAACTCAAGCATGATTCGCAAGATCACCCAGGCTTAGTCGAAAGGCGGTTAGCCGCCCATGGCTGTTTATCAAGTCATATTCCACCAGCGTTTAGACGATTACGCTGTGGTTCAAACATTGACAGAACCCGAACTAAATTTGGGCTTACCGTTTACGCTTGCTGGCTTAGGCCACGGTTTGAACGGTACGCACAATGTTTACGCAATACCCGAATACCTGTTTACGGGCGTAACCAGTACTGGCGATCTGACATTTGATTACAACTACCCGATACCTAATCAGGTGTTGTTTTATGACGCAGGCGACGACCTAGACCGCTCAGCTGCAATACCGCAAGGCACTTTGACCTACACGGAAACCTGCACTTGGGTGACCGGCACACAGATTGGCACCTGGCTAGGCATTGCTTTGGCAAGTGTTGACGAAACCGCTTTCTTGGCTCAATGTGCTTCAAGCGCCAACAACTTCATTTTTCGCAGACGTCAAGAATCAGGTTACACGGACTCTTTGACCACGGCCCCCAGCGGTGATGTAGAGCTGGCAACAATTATGTTTGGCGGCTCGATCTATAGACAACGTGGCGCCATAGACCAGTTTGCAAGTTTTAGCGATATGGGAACCGCTACCGTGTCTGGGCTGTCGCCGTTAATCAAACAACTGGCTGGTATCCCACGGCCTGCGGTTGCGTGATGACTGTTTACACCGACCTGTTCAATGAGGCAATAGATGACCTAGCGGCGACGCTGGCAACCATCACAGGTTTGCGTGTTGTCTTTGACCCTGAAAAGATCAACCCACCGTGCGTGTTTATTGACGCACCCAGTTTTGATTGCTACAACTACAACATCGTTACCATGAATTTTTCGGTAAAAGTCATAACATTAGGGCCAGCCAATCTTGACGGCTTACGCAATGTTTTAAGCATGTCTGCGGGCATTTTGGCGAAGAATGTCGCCGTGAAGTCGGGGCGCCCTGGCTCTTTTCCTGTAGGCGGTCAAATGTTTGCCGCCTATGATTTATCCATAGACCTACAAGCACAAGCAGGATGACCATGACTTACACAATTATCAGCGACAAAATCGGCATAGTAGGCACAGAGTTTGTGCCTGGTGCCGGCACAAACATTGAAGCATTACTGGCGCACGGCTTTATTAAATCTGATGAAGTACCTAGCGACAGCGACGCCCCAAAATCTGCTAAAACTAAAGCACACACAAAGAAGGATTAACCCATGGCTACTTCGACATACCTTTCTAATCCAGGCGTAATGGTCAACAGCGTTTCATTGACCGACCAATGCACTGCCGCAACTGTTACCAACATGGCAGAAGCGCTTGAGTCAACGGCGTTTGGTTCCACCAGCCGTGTGTTTGTTGCTGGTCTTTACAATCAAGAAATCACGCTTGATTTGTACATGAGTTACGCCGCAACCGAAACCTACGCAACTTTGGCAGCTCTAGTTGGCACGACCACCACCGTAAAGGTTTCCAACACCGTTGCAGGCTTGACCACAGCTAGCGCTACAGAACCTCGTTTTGAATTGGTGGGGGCGTATCTTGAAAGTCTGCCCGTAATTAATGCGACCATGGGCGAGCTGTCAACTATTTCAATTACGTTTAAGGGTGGCGTTCTTTCCACCATTGTTTCCTGACATAACCACACAAAGAGAAACGGCCCGACATGCAACTAACGATCAGAGTCGACCAGGGTGAAGGCCCTGTAGACGTCACTACCAACCTTTTCACAATTGTCGCTTGGGAAAGAAAATATAAGCGCAAAGCCAGCGATATGGGAAGCGGAATTGGTATTGAAGATTTGGCATATCTTGCACACCAGGCATGCCAACAACACAATGTGGTTGTGCCAATTGTTTTAGATGATTTTATTAAACGCTTGGTGTTACTTGAAGTAGTGAACGACGAACAAGACCGCCCTACCATGCCAGTACCTACAGATTCGCTTTAGCGCAAGTTTTAGCGGCGACAGGGTACTGGCCACAAGGACTAGAGTTTGATAACGACGACCTAGCAACGGTCATCAAAGTTATTAACGAGTCACGAAAATAAAGGTTGGTCATGGCAAGAACGCCCGAAATAGAAGGTGTAAAAGACACCATTAAGGCGTTGCGTCGAATTGACCCAGAACTACGCAAAGAGTTCAACCTTAAAGTTAAGGCTATTGCGGCGCCGATGACCGACGCCATGAAAGCCGAATACTCAGACAATCGTTTTCCGTCCGGCACAAAACGCAAATGGACTGTCGGCAAAACCAGTTCAGAAAGCGGCAGAAAACTATTTCCATTGACAGCTGCTAAAGCCCAGAACGGTGTCAAAGTAAAGATAAATACCAGTTACCGTGACCGCAACGCTTTCTACGTCATGCAAGCAAACCCTGCGGCCGCCATTTTTGATATGGCAGGCAAAAAGAATTTGAACGGTTTAGGTAGTGCTTTTAGTTCCAAGTTTGGCAAAGACGCCAGCCGTGTTATGTGGCCTGTTGCTGAACAAAAACTTAGAGACACACAAGACGGAATTAAAGACTTAGTGAAAGAAACCGAAAAGGTTATACAAAAAGAAGTTGACCGCTAATGGCTATCAAAATACCGATTTTTAGCGATTACGACAACAAAGGTGTCAGCGACGCCACTTCTTCTTTTGAGGCTTTCGGTACAAAAGTTGGCAACATAGCCAAAACAGCCGCTTTAGCAGTAGCCGCTATTGGTACCGCCGCCGCCGCTGGCGCATACAAAGCAATTACTGCCGCCAGTGACTTAGCCGAAGCTCAAAGCAAAGTCAATGTTATTTTTGGTGAAGATAGCGCCAAATATATTCAACAGTTCGCCGACCGTGCTGACGTGGCTTTAGGACAGTCAAAGCAGTCGGTCATGGACGCAGTAGGTACTTTTGGTACGTTTGCTAAAGCCGCTGGTCTATCAGGTGATTACGCCGCCGAATTTTCAATGGACTTCACAAAGCTGGCGTCAGATTTGGCGTCGTTTAATAACACCAGCCCAGAAGAAGCAATCCAAGCCATAGGTTCAGCACTTCGAGGCGAATCGGAACCGTTGCGCAAATACGGTGTCATGCTTAACGACGCCGCCCTAAAAGCCGAAGCGGCCGCACAAGGTATCTACAACGGTATCGGCCCATTAGATGACAGGCAAAAGATTTTAGCCGCCGAAGCACTTATTTATAAAAAGACTACTGACGCACAAGGCGATTTTGCCAGAACTAGCGATGGACTAGCAAACAAACAACGCATTTTTAAAGCGCAATTAGACAACCTTGTGACCACTATTGGTGGCAAATTGTTACCCATTTTTTTAAAGTTAATGGATTTCATATCAACAAAACTTGGGCCGACAATCGGCATGTTAACTAAGGCTTTTGAAAAAGACGGTTTAGCAGGAATTATTGAAATAGTTAAAGACCAGTTACCAAAACTAAAAACACTGTTAGGCGACGCCGTGTCAATGTTTGGCGCATGGCTCAAAGAGGCTTACCCACCAGCGTTACGGGCCGTGTTGGACATGATGTACAAACTAGGGCAATGGCTACAAAACACGGGCCTGCCAGCATTAGCAAAACTTTTAGGTGACGGCGCTAAAGCCTTTTGGGAATGGATTAAAGAAGCTGCACCACCGGCACTAAAGCGCCTGGCTGAACTTATGGCCGACCTGGCTAACTGGATTTTGGACAAAGGTTTGCCAACCCTTGTCGACAAACTGATTGTTTTGGGTAACGCTTTAGTTGAGTGGATTAAACCACAGATAGTCCCAGCGTTAAAAGCGTTAGGCGATTTGTTGTTGACGATTCTTAATTGGGTGGTTACTGAGGCTGTACCGAAGTTGGGCGCCCAGGCTGTAAAACTTGGCGGTGCTTTATTGGGTTGGGTTGCTCAATTGTTGCCCGAAGTTGTGTTTGGTTTAGGTCGTTTTGTTGTAGACCTGATCGCCAAACTGCCTGGCTTGTTTGTTGACCTGGTTAAAACTATGGCCAGCCTTGGCGCCAGTTTGGGTGCTTCTCTAATTAGTTCTTTAGTCGAAGCATTGAAGGGATTGGGCAGTAAAGGGTTGGAAGTTGGCAAAGCGTTTGCTAACGGCATTATCGGTTTTATTAACCGTAACGTCATTGACAAAATCAACGAATTAGTTGAGTTCAAAATTAGTGCTTTTGGTGCAAGTTTTACGGTTAACCCGCCTGACATTGGCCGTATTCCTATGCTTGCCGAAGGTGGCATAGTTACAGGCCCAACACTGGCAATGATTGGTGAAGGCAACGGCCCAGAGGCAGTTATCCCGTTGTCAAAGTTGGGCAGTATGGGTTTCGGCGGCGGCGGCGGTATTACTGTCAATGTGAACGGTGGCGACCCCAACAGTATCGTCAGAGCCCTCCAACAGTATGTCCG